TTGCCGTACTGGGCATCACGATCGCCGGTGATCAAAGCACGGGCCTCGATCAGAATCTCCTCACGCTCCATAAGATCCTCACCGCCTGTGCAAGCGCTGCAGGTCATGTAGCTGCCATCTTCATATTTCACGTAGTTGTTGCCGTCGCAGAGCTTGCAGATGGTCATTCTTCCACGCCGATCAGACGATCCAGCACGTCTTTCGCGATGTACCATTGCTTGCCGTCTTTGATGCGCGTCAGGTCATTGGCCTCGATGATGTGGTAGACGCGATTGCGTAAAGACGGGCTGTAGTCGCCGAATAGATATTCGCTGACCTGGCGGATGGTCAGTAGGCGCGCATCGCTCATCGCAGTAAGCCCTCGGCTGCGGCACAAGTATCATTAATGATGCAGGCAAAGTGCAGGGCGACAAAGATTGTCGCCATGAGGGCGGCGATCGCGGCCCCTTCCCATAAAAGTCTAAACGACATTGCTCTCTCCATTAGTAGGTGGAGAGAAAATATCGTTCCTAAAAGATATCTAAGTCAACAAAAAAATGTACGTCCTGTACATTACGCGGCAATCAGTCAGATGATCGAGCCGTCCGTAGATATGCCTGCAGGTCTGCCAGCAACTCTGGCGGCATGTAGAGCAGCTCGTCCTCTGTAATGCCAATCACGGCGTTGCCAGACTTTTGCTGGGCAATCTCCGTGCCGAGAACATTAGCGACAGACACGTCAAAAAACTGCGCGAGCTTCTCAGCTAGTTCGAGCTTTGGCTCAGCCTCGTGCCGTGTGTATCTGCGCAGCGTATGCGGCTGCACGCCAACCTCAACCGCGAGCTTTGCGATCGTGATGTTGTTCTCGGCGGCAAGGCGCCGGATCTGATTCTTTCTCTGCATGTGTGCAGACTGACACGTTTCTGCACGTTATGTCCAGATTTAGTACCTTGTTTATATAGTAGATAAAACTTACGACATAGACAGGAGATGAGATTGCTGCTGTCGGACTACATAGTCGAAGAGAATCTAACACATCAGGCGCTGGCTGATTTGCTCGGCGTCACCCGTCCGACCGTCAGCTACTGGCTGTCCGGCAAGACGCGCCCGGCACCTGCCTCTGCGCTGCTGATCAAGAAGATCACGCGCGGACGAGTCACACCAGATGATTTTCAGAATGCTTGGGAGCGCGCGCGATGAGTGCGCGCAACAAGCAGCGCGGTTACGAGCTAGAGCGCGAAGCGGTGTTGGCCGCTGAAGCTGCCGGGCTTGAGGCCAAGCGCGTGTTCGCTTCGGGCGCATTCAAAGAACAGCTTGGCGAGGACTTTGCCGGCGATGTCGTGATCGAGGGTCTGCGCTGCGAAATGAAACGCCGGAAGGGCGGATTTAAGTTGCTCTACGACGCATTTGATCAGGATGACGCCGACGTTGTCGTCGTGCGCGCCGACCGATCACCGCGCCTCTACATGCTGCGCGAAGAAACATTCCACAATTTGTTGAAGAGAGCGAAGGAGAGAGAAGATGCCTCTAAGTAACGTGATCACAGGTGCCGCGATGGCACCGCCAAGACTGCTAATTTATGGACCGCCGGGCGTGGGTAAGACGACGCTCGCGGCAGGCGCAGGCAAGGGCTGCATCTTCGTGCCGACCGAAGAGGGCGCGGATGTCGTCGGCGTCGATCGGTTCCCGCTGGCGCAGTCTGTCGCTGACGTAATGAAAGCGCTTGATGAGCTGCTGACGGAAAAGCACGACTACACCACGGTCACGATCGACAGTCTCGACTGGTTTGAGGCGCTGACCTGGCAACAGGTTTGCGATGACCACAAAATCCCAAGCGTAGAGGCATTGGGTTACGGCAAGGGATATGTCGAAAGTCTGACCCACCACCGCGCGATGCTCGGCAAACTCTCGCAGCTCAAGCGCGAGCGCGGCATGGCGTGCGTGTTGTTAGCGCACAGTCAGGTCAAGCGGTTTGAGGATCCGACGACCGAAGCGTTTGATCGCTTCGAGATCAAGCTGCATCGGCGTGCGAGCGACCTCTACACCGAGTTTGCTGATGTAGTCGGGTTTGCGCAGGCGCGCACGACGACCAAGGAAACCACCAGCAGCTTCGGCACAAAAAAGATCAAGGCCGTTGGCAGTGGCGAGCGCGTTTTGCGCGTGGCCTCGCGCCCCAATTTTGTAGCGAAAACTAGATACCAGATGCCCGACGAGCTGCCGCTCGAATGGAGCGCACTGATTTCTGCAATCACAGCACAACAGGAGAAGACAGATGGTTGAACTTAACTTTGACGTAGACGCGAGCGCGGTTGGCGACAGCTCGTTCGGCCCGATACCGGCAGGCAATTACGACGGCGAGATCGTGGCTGCGGACGTGCGCGTTTCTGGCGCTGGTCACAACTATCTCTCAGTCCAGGTGAAGATTGAGGGCAGGGGGTCTGTCTGGGACAACTTGAATCTGTGGCATCCGAGCGCCGGTGCCGTTGAGATCGCACAGCGCAAGCTCAACGAAATCGGTGTGGCGCTTGGTTTGGGCAACATCGGCGACACCGATCAGCTCGTCGCCAAGCGCGTGAAGGTGTCGGTCGGCTTTCAGAAGTCGGACCCAACTCGAAACGAAATCAAAACCTATTCGTCGCCCGCGTCGGCGGCGTCACCAGCGCAAGCAGTCCCTCCCTCTGCTGCTGCGCCAGCCCCACCACCGGCAGGCGGTGCTGCGCCTGCGTGGCGGGGCTAGTGCCTGGGGGCGCTGCGCTCATGTAGCGCCCCCATTTTTTTTGGGAGAATTGCGTTGGCAAAAATCGAGATTACAGACATCGACCCGGTGCTGGTTGCAGCAGATGAGGCGCTGGAGAAGCGCGAAGCTGCGCGCCCCCGGCGATTGCATCTGGGCATGTCGTCGGCTGGCCGGTGTGCGCGCGAGCAGTATTACAACTGGCTGTGGACTGGTGGCGAGCCGATTGCCGCGCGCGGCCTCAAAGCGATCGACGATGGTAACCGTGGCGAGGACGTGGTCGCCGCGCGGATACAGGCGGTTGATGAGATCCAGTTGATGACCACGGACCCAGAGACCGGGCGGCAGTGGGAAGTGACTGATGCCGGTGGGCATGTCCGCGGTCACATGGATGGGATTATCTATCATCACCCGACTGCGTCGGCGACGACGCACGTCTGGGAATGCAAGATTACGGCGGAAAAGAAGCTCAACGAGTTCCGCAAGATCAAGGCGCGCGACGGGTCGAAGGCCACGCTGCGCCAATGGAACTTCGTGTACTGGGTGCAGGCCCAGCTCTACATGCTCTACGGCGGATACACCCGGCACTGGTGCGTCGTTGCGTCAGCCGGTTGCCGTGACTGGGATGCGTGTCGCACTGAGTTAATGCGCGACGAGGCTGAGTTCTACGCCGAGCGCTTGCGCGACATGGTTGACCAGGTCGATGAGCTGCCGGCGCGTGTCAGCGAAAGTGCCAACGCATTTGCCTGCAAGTGGTGCGACTTTCGATCGATCTGCCACGAGGGTGCGCCGGTCGAGAAGAACTGCCGCACCTGTCGCCACGCGCGGCCCGTTGAGGGGCCGCAGTGGCATTGCACTTTGCATGACGAGCTGCTGTCGCCGGACAAGCAGGCGGTTGGCTGTGATCAGCAATCGCTGCGCGAGGTGCTGGCGTGAGAAACCCACGCGACTTCTATCCAACGCCGAGCAGCATCACAAAGGTGCTGCTGGAGAATTTGGGCTGGGAAGCGCAGCCGGTGTGGGAGCCGTGCTGCGGCGATGGTCGGCTGGGCTTAGAGCTGTGCTTCGCTGGCTACAACCCAATCATGCACGACATCGAGAGCGGCCACGATTTCTTTGATTGGCGTGAGGCTCAAGCACCTGCGCTGCTGACCAACCCGCCGTTCAAGGTGGTGCGCGAATTTATAGACCACGCCTTCGCGATTGGCGTTGAGCGCATGGCGCTTGTGTGTGCAGAACGAATATGGGCGTGCGGCAAGGGTCGTGAGCAATGGCAACGCCATCGCCCGTGCAGGTTCATCAACCTTGATTGGCGCGAGGACTATCTAGGCAAGGGCGGGTCGCCCGACCGCGCCTTGGCAATTTCAATCTGGGATACGCCGCACGCTGACACCTGCAACTACGAAGTCTGGAGCAGGACATGATCTGCCCCGACTGCGGTGAGCTGCGGCACGAAGGCGAGTGCGTGTCGCTGCGCTGCCCTGATTGCATGGGCGAGGGGCGCGTTGAGGAAGACTACGAGGTCGGCGGCTACTCACCCGATCGGTGGATGGAAATCCGCACGCGCATGGTCGAGTGCGAACGCTGCGGCGGCTGGGGCGAGTTGGAAGAGGACGAGTGAGCGCGCGCGCCCTGTGTTGGGTGTGCCTGCGCGCAGAAGGCGGCTTCGGCTACGACCCGGCGTTGCGGGGTGAGCAGGGGCCGATGCGCTGGTTCTGCTCGCGGGATCATCAACGGCTAAGCAGAAGGAGAGAGCTGATGGCTGACTGGAGTGAGAGAGAGACAGAGATCATCTGGGAAGGCGTGCGTTGCGGCGGCGAGTACCTCGACGAACTGGGCAAGTCTGACCTGGCGGTGCTAACGAAGGACGAGCTGGTGCAGTTCGCAAAGTGTTTGCTTCAGCGTGTGGTTGAGGAGCGGTTGATCGGTGTTGATCCGCTCGATGACGAGATCCCGTTCTGATGTATAGACTATGTAGTCAATCTGTCACTTACTTTGGAGCACGCAAAATGGATGAAATAGAAATCAAAGTCGATTGTGACGATGCACTCGCAGATGCAATTAGGCCGTTCGATTATCAATTTGATGGGACAAGCCGATTTGTTTTGCCAGAGTTTAAGGCACCTCCCCGCGATAAAAGTTGGAAAATCGGTTTGATTGTCGGGCCTTCTGGAAGCGGCAAAACGCAAATCTTGAAGAGGGATTACGGTGTCGCGAAACGAAAAAAATGGAATCCCAACAAAGCTATTGCCTCGCAAGTAGACAGCGCAAAACTTAGCGCGGTTGGCTTAAATTCTGTCCCGACATGGTGCCGCCCTTATCATGTTTTGAGCAACGGCGAGGCGTGGCGTGCGGATTTGGCTGCAATGATTAAAACAAATGTCGGTGTCGATGAGTTCACGAGCGTGATTGACCGTACCGTTGCAAAATCTTCCGCTCACGCAGTGCAACGGTACATTCGGTCGCAAGAGATGACCGGCGTTGTTTTTTCTACTTGTCACTACGACGTTGTTGAATGGCTGCAACCCGATTGGGTTTTTGACACGGCAAAGGCGCAGCTTGATGCGTCAAGGGGGTGTCTTCGACGACCATCAATTAACCTTGAAATTCACAAAACAACGAACAACTGGTGGGGATTATTTAGGCAGCATCATTATTTGAACGACGCGCTGAACAAATCGGCGCGATGTTTTTTAGGCTACCTCAATGGCAACCCGATTGTTTTTGGTTCAGCTCTCGCATTCCCCAACCAGCACTTCAAAAGCGCATGGCGCGAACATCGAACGGTAGTTTTGCCAGACTACCAAGGTCTGGGGATTGGCGTCAGGTTTGCCGACGCTATCGCAAAGCATTTTCGCAGCATGGGACACCGTTATTTCAGCAAAACGGCGCACCCGCGCATGGGCGAATACAGAGAACGATCAGAATTATGGAAGGCAACGTCTAAAAACAAGAAAGCGAGACTCGATTACATACCCGACCGCAACACAAAGGAGCGCGCTTATAAAGACGCGCACATTTACAGGGTGGCTTACAGCCACGAATTTATCGGTTGATGAACAATTTTGAACTATCTGCGCGCGAGCGGTTCGGTGAGCCTAACCGCCGCCTGTCTACGGCGAAGGAGATGCGGTTTGGCACGCATGGGAGCGTGTCAGTGAATGTAGAGACGGGAGACTTCTATGACTTTGAGCAGGAATCGGGCGGGAAGCTCGCTGAGATGGAGGTTGTGCCAGCGGCTAATGCGCCGCGACTTATCGTTCGCAAGTACGACTACATCGCTGAGAGCGGCGAGCTTGCATACCAGGTCGTGCGCTACATGCCGAAAACCTTTCGACAGCGACGACCTGATGGCTCCGGCGGCTGGAAGTGGAACCTCGATGATGTGCGGCTGGTGCCGTACCGTCTGCCTGACCTCAGATCGGCGACAGATGTTGTCATAGTTGAGGGTGAGAAGGACGCGGACGCGCTCGCTGATCTCGGTATATGTGCGACCACCAAGCCGATGGGTTCCGGCTCGTGGCCTGACGAGCTGACGCCCTACTTTGAGGGAAAGCGCGTCTGGATTGTGCCGGACAATGATGATGTGGGCCGCAAGACTGCCGATCGAACTGCTGCCGCGCTTGGCTCTGTCGCTGCCTCAGTGACTGTTGCTGACCTGTGCGCTGGCATGAGGGCGAAGGCTGACGTGTCGGACTGGCTCGCTGCTAATGATGCCGATGGCCTGATGCCTGCTCTGCGCTCGTTTGAGCCGCGTCTGCGCGTGGTGGCCTCTGGCTTTAGTGCCAACGACATGCGTGCAGTTGAGCCACGGCAGTGGCTCTACGGCAAACACCTCATACGCGGCTATGTGTCGGCGACCGTGTCGCCCGGTGGCGTTGGCAAGACCACGCTGGAGCTGATTGAGGCAATCGCCCTGGCAACTGCTCGTCCGCTGTTGGGTGTGCCGGTGCGTGAGCGGGTGCGGGTCTGGCACTATAATTTGGAAGATCCGCGCGATGAGCTGATGCGCCGTGTTTGGGCGATCTGTGAGCATTATTCTATCCCGCCGGTGGAGCTTGAGGGCTGGCTGTTTCTGGATTCGGGCCGCGACTGCAAGATGATTGTGGCCGAACCCGTCGATGGCGTGGTGGTGCCTGCGGTGGCCGCGGAGCAGGTGATTGAGCAGATGCAGCGCTGGGACATTGGCGTGTTGCAGGTCGATCCATTGGTCAAAGCGCACTGGGCAGAAGAAAATGATAACAAGCAGATAGACGCCGTTCTTGATGTGTTTGCTGATATAGCCAAGCGCTGCGGTGCTGCGGTGGATCTCGTGCATCACACTCGCAAGCCGCCGAGTGGCTTTGTTGCTACTGCCGGCGACATCAACACCGCTCGTGGTGCCGGTGCATTGGCCGGGGCCGTGCGATCGGCTCGTACTATCACGCCTATGTCGGACAAGGAGTCGGAAGCCTTCAGCATACCGTTTGACCGCCGGGGCTGGTACATCCGCGTGGAC